ATGGATGCGGCCAAGCGGCGCGCCGACGCCAAGGCCGGCAAGACGCAGGAGGCGCCCAAGAAGCGCGACCCCAAGCCGGCCAAGACGGCCACCCGCAAGAAGCGGACGAAGAAGGGCTGATCCATGAGCGATCGAGCCAACCCGAGCGGGCTGAAAGCCCTGTTCGATGTCCTGGTGGCTGGGGTCTCCCCACTGACGAGCGGCACCTTGAAGGCGATGATCCTCAACGCGAGCTCGTCGGTCGTCGCTGACTGGGACGCCGCGGACACACTCGACGACATCACCACGCCGGCCGAGTACGTCGAGGCCAGCTACTCGCGCCTCACCGTGACCTGCACGGTCGCGATCGACGCCGACGAGATGGTCCTCGACTTCACCGACCTGCTCTGGGCGAGCCTTGCGGCGGGTGCCAACTCCCCCGAGTTCATCGTGCTCTACGTGGAGAAGACGGGCGCCGCGGCGGATCCCGCGTTCACCGATCGCGTTCCGATCCTCCTCCTCGACGCCGTGTTCACCCCGGACGGGACCAACTACACCTATGTCATCCCCTCGCAAGGCATCTACCGAATCCCAACCGCGTAAGCCGGCCGAGCCCCGGCCGTCCCAGGTGCCCGAGGTGCCGAACGATGGGCTGATGGCCCTGCGTCAGGCGCTCGGCGACCGGCGCCGCACCGTGCCGGACGTGACGTGCGACCGCGTCAAGATGAAGCTCCAGCAGCTCGGGCTGACTAGCTGCGAGGACCGGCTCACACCCGCGGGCGCGCAGCTAGGTCGCGGGGAGATGGCTCAACACCTCTGGCCGTGCGGGCTCTGCCGTCGCGCGGTCCACCTCAAGACGACGACGCCCCCCGAGCACCCCGCAACATGCCGGCGGTGCATCGCTTCCGCGAAGAGCCAGCCGCGCAGGAAGTGGACGACCGGGGACCTGAACGGCGCCTACAACAACGCGAGCAAGGCGGAGCGCAAGGCCACGCTGCGCGCCCGCATCAAGGAGACCGAGGCGTGAGCCCCTCCACGGTGGGCGTCACCATCACCGCGACGGGCGCCGGGGTTGTCCCTGGTGCCTCGTTGGTCGTGGGCGGGTACACGCTCGGCGCGACCATCACGGCGGCGCCCATCGTCGGGAAGGGGCGTTCCGCGCTCCTGCCCATCACCACCTTCGAGGCCGACGTGCGCGCTCGCGTCGAGACCCTCGTGCAGCTCCAAGTCGTCGGGCGCGGCTACCACAGAGAGGCGCTCATGCCGGATACCGTCGCCCTGACCATCTTCCCGCGGGAGGACGTGGTTGTGATGGCCCGTCCGGTTGCGCCCTCGGGCCCGCAGCTCACACAGGACCACGTCATCGAGGCGTGGGTCGAGGTCTTCGGCTCGCGTCTCGAAGGCGCGGGAGACCAACCCATCTACGGCGAAGCCCTGGACGTGGCCGATGTCATGCTCACGGCCCCGCTGATCGACGGCGCGTGGCGCGCGGGCACGCCCGGCTACTCGTTCCGCCACGTCCTCGCCGGCGCGGAGCTGTTCGTGTCCGGCGGGCGCAGCTATCAGGCCGTCTACCAGCTCGACACGACCGCCTACGGGATGGTGACGATCGAGGCGACCATCCACACCAGGGCGGGCCGCTCCTCGCTGTGATCGCCGTGATCGCCGAGGCACCGATCAGCACACCGACGTACTCCGCCTATGGCGGGGTGCGCCGGATGTTCGTGTCCGCGGAGCGCGAGCTGCTCTTCGATGGCCCGGCCGGCACGGGCAAGACGCGCGGGCTCCTGGAGAAGGTCAAGGCGTTCGCGCTGGAGTTCCCGGGGATGCGGATCCTGCTCATCCGCGCGACCCGCAAGAGCATGACCGAGTCGGTGCTCGTGACGTGGGAGGACCACGTCCTGACCGATCCCGAGCTCCAGTACCTGAAGGAGGGGCCGAGCCGTGGTCACCGCGACTCGTACACGTTCAGCAACGGCTCGCACGTCGTCCTGGGAGGCATGGACAAGGCCGACCGGATCATGTCGACCGAGTACGACCTGATCTGCTACTTCGAGGCGACAGAGGGCACGCTGGAGCAATGGGAGAAGCTCATCACCCGGCTGCGGAACCGGAAGATCCTCCTCGGCTACGACCCGCGCACGCTGGATCCGCGGTACTTCGCGCAGATCATCGCGGACTGCAACCCGGGTACCCAGTACCACTGGCTGCACCGTCGCTGGAGGGAAGGGAAGATGCGGCGCTGCCGCACGACCCACGACGACAACCCGACGGTCGACGAGGACTACCTGGACCGGCTGCGCTCGCTCTCGGGCGTGCGGCGCAAGCGGCTCCTCGATGGGCTCTGGGTCGCCGAAGAGGGGCAGATCTGGGAGTGCTGGAGCGAGGAGATGATGATTCATCGCCAGCAGCTCCTCCTCGACCCCGAGGACCCCGAGGCCGGCGACCGCATCCACTGGCGCATCGGCGCGATCGACTGGGGGCACCGCAACGCGGGCGTCATGCAGGTCTGGGGCGTCGACGGCGACAGCCGCATGTACCGCGAGGCCGAGGTCTACCACGCGCGCAAGGGCATCGACTGGTGGGCGGAGCAGGCGTCGAAGCTCCTCGACAAGTACGACCTGTCCTGGATCGTCGCTGACCCGAGCCGGCCGGACCTGATCGAGTACATGAACGACTGCCTCGGGCCGGCGCGCGGTCGCGAGGAGGACCCCATCGTCATCCCCGCGGACAACGCGCTCGACTCGGGCCTCCAGATGGTGCGCGAGCGCATGGAGCGCGGCGAGCTGTTCCTGTGCTGGGACGCTCTCCAGCACCACCCGGACGCTGACCTGGGGGCCGTCTACAAGCCGGCGACAACAGAGGAGGAGATCCCGGCCTACGTGTGGAAGCAGCGGCTGAACAAGGACTCGGGCTACGACGAGGAGAAGCCCGATCCGAGATGCGACGACCACGGGTGCGATGCCATGCGGTACGCGGCGAAGTTCGTCTGGGGCAGGGACCTCACGGATGTCGAGACGGTGCGCCAGTTCCCGGCGGGCTCGATCGGCGATGCGCTTGACCACCAAGCGACGTGGGACAAGATCCACGGCCGCAGCGATGCGGACTACACCAGCGAGTTTGAAGAGCGCGACGAAGAGCGCGACTGGGGATACTGATGGCACTTGAGATCACGCCCGGAAAGCTCTTGGAAGAGGTCGAGTCGGCGCAGGATTGGCGCGACAAGCACCTCACCGCGCTCGGCGAGATGATCCGCGCGACCCACGGCCCGCACTACTCGCGGTCTGAGGGGTCGGTCTTCGCGTCCGAGAACAACTGGTATGCCTACCTGAACCTGATGGTTCCGCGGCTGGTCTACGACAATCCGCGGTTCCGGGTGCGGACGCGGCGCCCTGGCGTGCAGCTCGGGGTCGCAGACGCGATCCGGCACGGGCTCAACCGCTGGGCGCGCGACTTCGGCCTCGCGACGACGCTGGAGCGGCTGGCCTACGACTTCTGCTACGTGTGGTTCGCGTGCTACGTCACGAGCGAGCCGCAGCCGGGCAAGCTGGCCGATCAGGCGTACCTGTTCGACAAGGCGGGCATCCCCGAGTTCGGCGACTCCAGCGTTATGTGGCCGAGCGTCTACCGCATCCCGCCGGGCCAGCTCCTGCTCGACGCGCAGGCACGCCACCCGCGCGAGGCGCGCATCATCGGCCACGAGTGGGAGTGCGACCACGAAGACCTGATCCTCCGCGCGCGTGCCAAGCCCGACGAGGGCTGGAACATGAAGGAGATCAAGAACCTCTCGCCGGGCGAGGACTCGCTCACCGACCAGCGGTTCGGGGCGGAGGCCTACGGCTCGGACCAGCAGCCGCACAACCCCGACCGGGAGCGCGTGAAGCTCAAGGACCTCTGGATCGCGGAGCTTGAGCTGCCGGACTCTCCGGGCGCGGAGGAGGGCTACCACGGCACGATCGTGACGATCGGCCACGGGGGCGGGAACGACGGCGAGACGGGCAAGGGCGCCTTCGTGCGGAAGCCTCGGCCCTTCTACGGCCCGCCCTCCGGTCCGTACATCATCCAGGGCGCCTACCAGCTCCCGGACAAGCTCTACCCGCTGTCCCCGCTCGTCGCGATCGAGGGGCAGACGCGCGAGCTCAACCGTCACGCGCGTGCGTGGTCGCGGTCGGCGGAGCACCACAAGCGTGTGATCCTGTACGACGAGCGGGACACGAAGACGGCCATGAAGATCAAGAAGGCCAAGCACGACTTCTTCGTCGGCATCCCGGGCTTCGAGAAGCAGAAGTACGCCGAGGCGGTCATCGGTGGCGCCACGCGCGAGCAGACGGAAGCGTATGCCTTCCTGCACGACCGGCTCCAGCGCGTGTCGGGCATGGACGACGCGCAGCAGGGCAACGTCACGGGCAAGGGCACCGCGACCGAGCACTCGATCGTGGACGAGGCGACGAGCACGCGGAGCGCCTTCGTGAAGCAGCGTTTCACCGGGGGCGTGGTCGAGATCTGCAAGAAGGTCGCGTGGTACATGTTCCACGACGACCGGATCGTCTTCCCCCTCGGGGAGGAGGCCGCGGACGACCTGAACATGGAGGACCCGCTCTTCGTCGGCGGGAACCAGGACCCGGAGAGCGAGGGCACCTTCGAGGACTTGGAGCTGGAGATCGAGCCGTACTCGCTCGAGCGGACGAACCAGGGCGAGCACCTCCGCCGCTCGATCGAGGTGGTGGACCGCGTCGTGGCCTACGGGCAGGCGATGCCGATGATGCCCTGGATCGACTGGGGGCTCGTGTTCGACTTCCTCGGGGACGCGCTGAACGAGACCCGGATGTCGGACATGGTCGATGTCGAGGCCGCCATCGCGCAGGGCGCGGCGATGCAGACGGACGCGAAGGACCAGCCCCGGCTCTGGAAGGACTCGGGCAGCACCGGGGACGCGGGCGGCGCGTCGAGCTCGGTGAAGGCGCAGTCCGGCATCGGGGCGCAGCTCCCGGGCCTGGGCACGACCCCCTCGGCGCCCACGTCGGGCTTCGAGGGCAACCAGAGCGGCGCGGGCGCCGCACAACGCACGACCGGCGCAGGAGCGCCTGGGAGGCTCTGATGCCCACCTACGAGTTCGAGAGGCCCAACGGGGAGCGGATCGACCGCGCGATGCTCTGGGACGACGCCCCGGCCTGCGGGGAGACCCTGGAGATCGACGGGGAGACCTGCACACGGGTCCCCTCCGAGCTCGCGGGCACCGTGCAGCCCGCGTTCGAGCCTCTGACGGCCATTACCCTGCCCCCCAACATGGAGGGCGCGCCGGCCTACGCCCCGGACGGGACGCCCCGCTTCGAGAGGAGGAAGGACGCCGCCGAGTTCGCGAAACGTAACGCGAGCGAGGGGCTGGTCTGGGACCCCTCTTGACGGGGACCCCCCCCGTCGATAGTTGGGAATCATGGTTCAGAGCGAGACGGAGCAGGCGTCCACCTTCCAGCCCCCCGCAGAGGGCATCCCCGAGCACGCCTCCAGCGGCCCCTTCACGCCGAACGGGGTCGACGAGGACACGTTCCTCCGGGAGCGCCTGGGGGGCAAGAGCGCGGCCGAGAGCGAGGCCCTGGCGCGCGAGGCCGCGGAGAGCGGCACCGCGAAGCCGGGCAGCGAGACTCTCGCGCTCGGGGAGGAGGAGGGCGCCGGCCCGGACGGCAAGGCGGCCAAGGCCGAGGAGAAGGCTCCGACCGGCCTGGAAGCGACCGCGGAGTACGCGAAGGCGCGCAAGGCGCTCGAGCGGCTGCCGGCGGGCGCCGGGAAGAAGCTCCTGGAGAAGCTCACCGCCGAGGAGATCGTGGAGATGGGTCTCCCGCTCGCGGCGCAGCAGGCGGATCAAGACCGCCTGGGGAACAAGCTGGCGAAGGCCCCCCCCACCGAGAAGGAAGGCGAGGCCGGAGAGAGCCAAGCGCAAGCGGCCGAACCCGAGCAATCGGACGACCCGCGCATGGTCAACCTCGACGAGCTCACCAAACCCTTCGAGGAGGACTACGGGACCGAATTCGCCGGCCACCTGAGTCAGTCGTTCAAGGCTCTCTCGAGAGCGGTCGAGGCGGAGCTGGCTCCGCGCGATGCGTTCCTCGAAGGGCTCGCGATCGACATGGCTCGGAGTGAGCTCCGGGAGCGGTTCCCGGTGCTCAAGGACGCGGAGAAGTGGGCCGCCGTCCGCGCCAAGCTCCCCGAGCTGGCCCGGCACGTCCCGTTCGCAGCAGGCGACTCCCCCGTGGATCGCGCAACGAGTCTCATGGAGACCGCGGCGCACATCCTGTACGGGCAAGAGATCGCAGACTCCGCCGTCAAGAAAGCGAAAGACGCAAGGCGGCGCGCGGGATCCCCCGTGACCGGAGTTGTGGATCAAGGCGAGAAGAAGGCTCAATTCAAGAGCCAGGACGAGCAGGACTCGGCCTACCTCGCCGCCCGGATGAAGACCGGGTCCCACACCGAAGGTCTACGCGCCGCTGGCCTCGTCGGGTGATCCTGACGGGGTAGGCCCCTCCACACAGGAGAGGCAACCATGAGTGGCGGAGCAGCCCTCGAAGTCTTCGACGACTTCGTATTGGCTACCGGACCGGCCAACCTGACCGGCCCCGAGAGCGTCATCAACGACGCGACCAAGAACTCCCCGTTCCTGAAGCACCTGCTTTCGGGGAGTTCGATGAGCGAGATGCTCCAGGGAGGCGAATCCATCAAGGACGAGCTCTTCCTCCAGGAGGTTCGCAACTTCAAGAGCTACAAGCCCAACGCGCGGCACAACTGGACGAACCCCCAGGTGCTCTCGCGTTGGTCGATCCCGTGGCGGTTCAGCATGGATCACATGTCCTGGACCGACCAGGAGATCATGCTGAACAGCGGCGACATGTCCGAAGCGGCGCTCTTCCGCAAGTACAAGGACATGAAGAAGAAGCTGGAGATGAACCTCTGGACTTCCTTCACAAACGGCCTGGAAGAGCAATGCTGGGCCGTCCCGGACCCGGACGAGATGGAGGAGACGGACGGCCTCGAGCCGAACTCCCTGTTCCTCTTCAACAACGAGTTCACCGACGCGACCGACGGTGACGGGCTCTTCCCGAGCTACCGGAACGCCAACGGCGGGCCGAACACCGTCCAGGGGCTCTCGCCCCTGCGCTACCCGCGCTGGGACAACCAGCGAATCGACTACGGCGATGTCGGGCTCCAGTCCGCGGCGACGAACCGGCACCTCTTCGAGGCGTTCGATCGCCTCTACCGGCAGCTCCGCTTCGAGCGGATGCCGTACAAGCCGGAGTTCTCGGAGCCGACCTCGGCGCCCGCGTTCATCACGGCGAGCAACAACGGCATCTCGATCTACGAGAACAGCCTCCGCGTCAACCAGGACCACTTCCGCTGGAAGGGCCAGGACCCCGCGTACCCGAGCGCGTCCTACAAGGGCGTGCAGATGCTCTACATCAGCGAGCTCGACTCGGCGGCGGTCTACCCGACCGGCTCCGGCAGCACGCTGTCCACAGAGGACGACGTTGGCGGCACCACCAACCAGGGCCCGCGGTACCAGTTCTGGAACCCGCGCTACCTGCTGAAGGCGATCCACCGCGAACGGTACTTCTTCAAGAAGCGCCCGTTCTCGCCGTCCAACCAGCCGTGGAACCACATCTGCCCCGTCGACATCTGGCACAACAACTGCGTCAGGTCTCGTCGTCGGCTCGGGTGCGTCTACCCGTCCGCCGACATCCCGATCACCGTCTGATCGGCCGCCCACCCACCACAACACCAAGAACCCAAAGGACCAACGACCATGAGCATCGGCGTTGCGCCCCCCCACGGGTGGGGCGGACCTCTCCCGGATCAGTTCATCGCCAAGAACGGCACCGGAGCCGCTCTCGCGCGAGGGACCCTCCTGATCCTCGACATCCTCAACAACAGCTCGGACGCGACCAACAACAAGACCAGCGACCCCAATAGCGGCCTGTACATCGCCAGCCCCGCGCTGCCGGCTCAGGGCAACTCCGGCATCTACGTCGTCACGTTGGCCGCCTGCGCGATCGGCGCGGACGTGCAGGTCATGTTGCGCGGTGAGATCAAGAACGCCCTCGTTGGGCGTGTCCTTGGCACCACGGCCCTGGCGATCGGGGACAACCTGACCGTCAGCACCGGCACGAAGACCTACCTGGAAGGCGGCACCCCCGTCACCGGGAACAAGGTGATTGGCCGGCTGAAGAACGTGACCGCTACCCTGGTTGCGGACACCCCGGTCGAGGCCGAGATCCTCTTCGACGGCTACTCGGGCTTCGGCATCGAGTAAGCGCGCACCGCGCCTGACCGGCGTGGAGTATCGACCCCCTGCCCGCCCTGCCTCGGGTGGGGGGTCCCTTCCCTCCTGGAGATGAACGATGCCGATGACAGTCGCCGAAGGGCTGGACACGATCATGGCCGCGCTGGGGATGCGTTCCCTGGACGCGCGACTGTCCGGTGTGGGCATCCTGAACGACGCGGGCCAGTTGCTCGTGAACAGTCATTCGTGGCAATGGCTGCACCGACCGCGGGTTGACCTCCCGTTCGTCACCGACCAGTCCACGCTCGAGCTGCCGACCGACTTCGACGAGCTGATCTCGGCGGAGCACAAGGAGGCGCTCGTCAACGCCTTCAACATCGTCGACCCGGCGACAGGCATGGCGCTTCGCACGTCCCAGATCGACGTGACGAGCTACCAGTATTACGCCTGGGTGACGTACCAGAACAACGACGACGGGGTCCCGACGCCGCGCCTGGAGCTCTGGCCGACCCCGGCGACGACGACGGACGAGGGCGCTATCTCGATCGAGTACCGGGCCGGGTGGACACGACTCGGCACCACCGCGCTCGAGCACGCCGACCAGACCGTCATCCCGATCCCGGAGTGGCTGATCCCGCTCTTCCGGCGCATCCTGCGCGCGACCGCGAAGGGGTGGGAGGAAGAGGACGAGGCCGCCATCGAGGTGCGCTACCAGTCCATCGTGGGCTCGCAGCTCTTCCTGGACGCCCAGGACCGCGACGGTCGCGTTGTGGCGACGGTCGGCGAGCTCGACGGCGGCGCGGCGCAGTCCATCCCCCTGGTCCGCAACTACGACTACCCGGTCGCTGACCCGACGAGCTCATGACCTCGACGCGCCTGGAGCTCCCGCCCCCGATCCTTGGCCTGAGCGACGACCTGCCCGCCGGCAAGCAACAGCCGGGCACTTCGAGCGAGCTGGTCAACGTCCGGGCCACAGATCCCGTCTCCGGGCGCACGCGGCTCTCTCAGCGCGCGGGCTGGTCCCCCTTCACCACGGAGGCGCTCGCTGGCGGCAAGCCCGTCACGGCGCTCGGGCAGGTCTCGGTGGACCTCCCGAAGCGGTTGTGGACTCCGCAGGAGAGCGGGGTGGCGGGTCCTGGCGACTGGGCGTTCGTCGACTCGGCGGCGTCCGTCTGCCTCGCGGTCGCGACGGATCGCGAGGGGGACGTGTACTTCCTCGGGCAGACCGGCACCGTCATCAAGCGGAACGCGGACGGGGAGGAGCTCGCGCGCATCACCCCGCCCTACGTGGACAACGAGGAGCCGGTGCGGCGCCTCTTCATCGACCCGCTCACCCGGGCGCTCTTCGTCGCGTCGAGGTCGATGGTCGCGCGCCAGGGCCACATCTACCGGATGCGCCTGGAGGACGCGGACGAGCACCGCTATGCCTTCTCGTGGTCGCTCTCGGCCGGCGGCTACCTGCGCGACTTCACAGCCCAGTACGGGACGGAGGTCTACGCCGCGGTGGAGCCGGTCGGCGGCATTGACCAGACAGTCTTGCGTGGCTGGACGGGCATCAACACCTCCCTGCCGGTCGAGGTCTTCGCGCGCAGCGCCCCCCACCCGATCGGCGCCATCGCACGGGCGCCCAGCGGCGCCGTGCTCGTGACCTCGCCTGCGAACGCGCAGCGCGGCCAGTGGAACGGCGGCGGCGGCTGGACAGTCCCCGCGGTCGCCTGGAGCCCGCACGAGCTCGAGGGGCAATCGGGCTACATCTCGGCGACGCGCCTCCATGCGTGGTTCGACCCGACATACGGCCTCGGGGCGCCGGGCGATCTCGCGCCGGGCTTGTTCGACCACCGCTACCTCGCCACCACGGTGGACGAGGACAACCCCTTCCTTGGGCCGTGGGGCTGGCACCGCCCGAACGGCGAGTACAGCTTCTACCCTCCCTTCGACACAGTCACGCGGATCGCGTGGGCCGACTGGACCAACACCGTCGACCGGGACGCGCCCCACGTCGCGCAGATCGGGCCCGAGAAGGCGCTCTACTTCAACGGGAGCCACTTCGCGGTCACCGACCCGCCCCCCCCGCCGCAGGAGAGGCCCGGCGAGGCGCTGCGCTCCAATGCCAACTGGGACACAAACGGGAAGCAGGACACAGACGGGGACGGCTTCCCGAACAAGGAGGGCCGCGCGATCACACAGGCGGCGGTCATGCCCGGCACGCCGCGCAGCGTCTACACGACGTTCATGCTCGTGTCGTTCGGCCGCACCACCAAGGCGTCGTGCATCCTCTCGCAGTCGGCGGAGGACGGCGTCCGGTTCGGGCTCTTCGCCAACGCGGACGGCGACACGGTCTACCCGTCCCAGACAAACGAGGGCGCCAACGGCAAGCTGACTTGGTACACAGACCGGGCGACCGGCTCGGCCGTCAACGGGAACGGCAAGATCGCGACCGCCGATATGGAGGACCTCGCCATCACGGGGGACCCGGACTCGTCGTTGGACAACGAGCAGAACCTCGCGCTCGTCGTCTTCCAGCACGCAGGGACGTACTTCTCCGCGGGCGGCGGGGTCAACCCCGACTCGCAGCGATCCTTCCTGCGGGTGAACGGGTACTACATCGACAAGTTCGACATGCTGCGCGCCGACGCCACGGGCTACGCCTCGGCCACCTTGATGGGGGCACCCTATCGGGGCCCGATCCCGAACCCCGCGACAGACCTCTGCGCGCGGCAGGAGTTCCAGGGGACCGACTTCGCATCCTTCACCGGAACCATCCACGCCATCCTCACGGTGCTGGGCGGCACGACCGACGAGGACTACCCCAACGAGCGCCCGACACAGTACACGGGCACGCTCGGGCCGACGACGAGCGGCAACATCCCGGCGATCGGGGCCACGCACCAGTGGTCCGACATGAGCGCGGAGAACTACGGCGCAGACCCCGTCGCGTACACGATGGCGGCGAGCGAGATCGAGCAGATCGAGGGCTGGCTCTGCCACAAGCACGGGTGCGCGAACATCCTCAAGTTCGAGGGCACGCCGGGCGTCTCGGGCTCGCTCCAGAACGCGCACCCCTTCTCGCGCAGCTTCGTCCCTACGGGCATCGGCGGCCCGCTCTCGCAGAACACCGACGAGCTCGCTCTTGGCTCGGTCGACGCAATCACGGCGCGGTACGGGCCCGGCGGCGCGCTGGCGTGGGCGACGACCGGCGGAGGCATGGGGCGCGACGTGATCGCGGACGAGGAGGACGCCGTCTACACCGTCGGCCTGCACTCCCCCACGGAGCAATACACCCTCCGCAAGATGCTCGACAAGACCACGGAGGTGGACCCAACCGGCGACGGGACGTGGCAGTTCGACGATGGGGACCTCGACCTCGTCTCGGATCACGACCGGCTGGCGGTCGACGCGGCCGGGGAAATCTGGTGGGCGCGCTCGAACGGGTATCCGAAACTGAGCTTCCGCCTCAGCACGCAGCCGTTCCACAACGACACGCTCGTTATCTCCAACCTGGACGGGACCGACACCACGTACCGATGGCGGAACACCCTCGCTGGCTGCTCGGCCTACGACGTGCTGATCGGTGCCGACGAGGAGGCGTCGATTGCGGCACTTCAGTTCGCCATCAACGGGTGGGAGTCGGGCGAGGGCGTGCTCTACTGCGCCGCGACCGTGGCTCACCCCGACGCGCGCTGTCTGAACGCCCCGGACGGGTCGCTCGACCAGAAGCTCCTGATCGGCCGGTTCCGCTCGGCGGTCGGCAACGGCATCGAGTTGGACACATCCGCCACAACGGGCGGCGTCGTCATCGACGGTTCGACGGTGACGCTGGGCGAGACAGTGGAGGGCCGCAACAACGCGCTCGAGCGGAGGTCGGCGGAGGACGGGTCCGAGCTCCTCGCGATGGACTTCGGCTCCTACCTCTCCCCGAATGACCGCGGCATCGTCACAGGCGTGGCCTTCCCCCCGACCCAGCCCTACTACCCGAACGAGGACCACAGGGGGAACCCGGAGCACGCCTTCCTGTCCATCTGGCCCCGGGTCACGTCGGTCTGGACGCTGTTCCCTCCGGCCGACGACACGGCCCAGCGGTCCTACCGCTACATGAACTTCGAGCAGGTCATCGCGCAGGACGCGAGCCCGCGCGACGTGGGGTACTACGCCGTGGCGGACGGGAGCCTCTACCGGGTCGAGCGCCTCGGGGCGCCGGCGCTGGTCGAGGGTGGCGAGCGCGCGCTCCAGAAGGACAGCCCGTGGACGCGGCTCCTCACGTTCAACCAGCAGCTCTTCATGTTCGACGGGCAGCGGTACGCCTACTACGACCCGCGGCGCGCGGACCTGGGCGTGCGCGACTGGAAGAGCACGAGCTCGGGGGTGATCCCGCCGGGCGCGAAGCTGGGCGTGGTGTGGAACCAGCGCATCGTGCTCGCCCGGACGGAGGACGACCCGAGCAACGTCCACATGGGCCGGCGCGGGGACGCCTTCGACTGGAACACGAACCCGTACCCGGCGAACCCGCTCGCGGCGATCTCCGGTGCCGGCCTGGGCGGCACGACGGACTTCCGCAAGCACGACCTCATCAACGCGCTCATCCCGGCGTCGGACGACCTGCTCCTGATCGGGGGCGACTCGACGGTCTCCAGGCTGACGGGTGACCCGGGGCTCGGGGGCCAACTCGACCTCCTGACGGACAAGGTGGGGCTGGCGTTCGGCACCCCCTGGACGAAGGACCCCTTCGGCAACGTCTACGCCTTCGCGGCCCAGGGTGGGCTCTACCGCTTCGGGTCCGGGGGCAACGTCGAGCGCCTGTCCCTGCACTCGATCGAGCGCCGGCTGCGCGACCTCGACCTCCGGGTCTACGACGTGCGCCTCGTCTGGAGCCGCGAGCAGGAGGGAATCCACCTCTTCCTGGTCCCGAAGACGGTCGGCGGGGTCCCGGTGACGCACTACTTCTTCGACGCGAAGAATGGCGGCTGGTTCGAGGACGAGCTCGACGGGGACCACCTCCAGCCCTGGAGCTGCTCCGAGTTCGACGGGGACGCCCCGGACGACCGGGTCACGGTCATCGGGTGCCAGGACGGGTTCCTCCGGTACGTGGACCTGACCGCGACCAACGACGACGGGGTCGCGATCGACTCCCGAGCCCTGATCGGGCCGCTGATCCCCACGGGGATGGCCGGCGACGTGCGGTTCTCGAAGCTGGAGGCGGTGCTCGCGAGCGACCAGAGCAGGGCCTGGATCGAGGTAATGACCAACGACGTGCCCGACTTCCTCGAGCAGCCCGCGGCGCGCCTGGAGGCCCCGGCCGGCTACCAGGGAGCCCTCGGGTTCCACGCCAAGGGGTCGGAGGTGTGGCTCCGGGTCCGAAACGGAGCCTTGACGGAGGGGTGGAGCCTGGAGAGTCTAGCTCTCATGGCCACCTCCGCTGGAAGACGCTCGGTGCGCGGATGAGCCGGGGCGCACCCCAGGGCCGCGGGCACCTATCCACGGGGCTCGGGGCTCGAGACCCGCGCGCGCGCCGCAACGCGGCGGCGAAGCTGGCGGCCGACGCCACCCAGGGCGGGCCCCTCAGCTACGATGAGACGGGGAAGCAGCGTGTCCTGCTCTCGCGGGCGGTCCAGAAGATCCCCGCGCCGACGACGCGCGCCGAGGCCAAGCTGAACGAACTCCTCCAGCTCCTCACCGACGACGGGGTCCTGCGTCCATGACGGCCACAATCCACACAGAGCGGATCACGACGCGCGCCGGCATCCAGGCGATGCTGCACCTCGCGATTGCCTTCCATCGCGACCACCCCATTCCGCGGCCCCTCGACCCGGACCACTGGGTCGACGTGTGGACCGGGCTGGTGGAGAACGGCCACGCGCACGTCTGCGTGCTGGTGGGGCCGGACGGGTCCTACGTCGGCTGCATCGGGATCCTGATGCACACCGACCTCTCGAGCGGCGAGCTCGGCGCGCAAGAGGCGTTCTGGTTCGTCCTGCCCTTCGCCGTGGGCGCGATGGACCTTCTGCATTGGGCGGAGGACAAGGCGAGGAGCGAGGGTGCCACGACCCTCACAGTGAGCGCGCTCTACAACGAGTCGGGGGAGCGCCTCGCGCGCGTCTACCGCCGGCTCGGCTACGAGGCCGCAGAGGTCTCCTACCAGAAGGAGCTCTGACATGGCGATCGGAACCGGCGCAGCCCTGCTCGGGTCAGCGATCATTGGCGGCGTTGGTGGAGCGATCCAGGCCAACCAAGCCAAGAAGGCGGTGGAGCGGCAGCAGACCGTCACCGACAAGCAGATGGAGTGGGGCATCGGGGTGGTTCAGCAGAACACCCGAAGCCACGTCGTTCCCGGACTCGACAAGGCCGGCCGGCTCCTGAAGCAGGGCGAGCGGGGCGTGATGCAGGGCTACGCGGAAGCCCAGGCGTCCGTTGCCGGTGTGGGGCAGTCCGCGCGCCGCCGCCTCCTGCGCCGCGAGACCCAGGCGAACAACAACGCCGACGCGGACCTCGCCGCGCGCGGGCTGGGGTCGAGCACCCTGATGGGTCAGTCCCGGAACGCCAACGCCGAGGTGACGAATGAAGGGCTCGCCCAGGTCGACGAGCAGGTCGCCCAGATGCGCTCGCAGCTCTCGGTGGGTCGCGGGCACGCGCTGGCGCAGAGCAAGGCGAACCGTGCCCAGTTCGAGGTGACGAGGGCCGACACGATGACGTACATGGCCGAGATGATGCTGAACGTGGGCCTCTCCCAGAGCCCGAGCCCAGAGCAGGTCAACAACTTCCTGTCGCAGCTCGACCCGTCCCTGGGCCTCGCGGCCGCGCAGACGGGTCCGGAAGGCCCCGGCCAGTACGGGACCTTCAACGAGTGGCAGCTCCAGAACAGCGCGTCGAGCGTCTACCAGCAGCAGCTTCGTGACGCCTACGGGAACCACTCGCTCGGCGAGACGTACAACGGCTACCCGCAAGGCATCCCGCAGTCCCACGGTCAGGTCGGGTTCTAACCATGCCGCGCATCAAAGAGTACGGCGGCTACAGCTACGGTCGAGGGACCGGCCTGAACCCCCTCCACAACCCGAACGGGGTTGCCATCGCGACGGGGCTCGACACGTTCGAGCAGATCACCTCCTCCCTCATGGGGCTCTACGTCTCGGGGAAGCAGGCGGACAACCTCCAGGCCAGGACGGACCTGCTCAAGGTCGAGACCGGGCTCGCGAAGCAGAACGCGAAGGTGGCGCAGCAGCGCCTCCAACAGCGTCAGGCCGAGGAGGAGGCTGCACGCCAGTGGGACTCGATGCGCGCCTCGAACATGGCGCTGGGCAAGGCGCCGGACGGTGCAGCGCCTGGGCCGCCGCGCGTCAGCGACCCGAGCGAGCTCACCACGCCGAGCCAGTGGACGGAGCCGGGCCGCGACTACCCGAAGATGCTCGACGACCCGGAGACCGTCGAGGTACTTCAGCGGATGGGGCCGGAGGACCGCTCGATGGCGATGCGCGTTCTCCAGGCCGAGGAGGAGGCCGCCAAGCAGCAGGCGATGAAGCAGAAGGCGTTTCAGTACGCCGAGCGGCTCCTGGGCGACGAGGCGATGGGCGGCGCAGCCGTCCAGCAGGAGATGCTCGACCCGATCCTCGAGCAGCTCGACGCGGGCGCCATCAGCGCGGAGGAGGCCTTCGCCAAGCTCGCCGAGGTCCAGGAGGCGCAGCTCGCCCAGAACTTCGACCAGCGCGAGCGCGCGGCGACGGCGGCGACCCTGCACACAGCCTGGGACAAGGCCATGACCGCGGAGAACGGTCTCGGCGAGGACAACCAGCGCGCGAAGTTCCAGGAGAACATCATCAACGGCTGGATGAGCGGGAAGCTCACCGACCAGGAGGCGCGGATGCTCTCCGGGGTCGACCCGCAGGTCTACAACGACCACATCGAGAAGATCAAGCAGGACCTCGTCGACCAGCTCTCGGATGGGATGGCGAAGAAGCGCAGCGGCGCGCCCGGGTCGGCGGAGGCCGGCGGCGGGCTCAACGTCATCCGCCCCGGCGAGGGCGGCCCCGAGGGGGGCGCCGATGGTCCGCCCCCGGACTCCGGCGTCGGCGGCAAGAGCTACGACGCGGTCACGGCCTTTGCCAACGAGGAGGACCGCAAGGCCGTGGGCGCCATGTGGCAGAAGATCGGCAAGGCGTCCCAGGCCGGCGACGACGAGGCTATCGCCGACGCGATGGCGGAGATGGGGCTCGACCCGGACGATCCGATCTTGGCGCGCAAGCTGGCCGAGTTCCTGAAGCTCCCCCCCGGCCAGCAGGAGGCGTTCGCGCGAGCGGAGGCCAAGGGCAGCGGGCTCCGGCAGGCGGCTGACGGGATGCAGCGCGGCGCGGAGCGGATGGGCCGCGGGGTGAAGAGGCTCCAGCAGGAGATGGGCGACGACTGGCACTCCAACTACCTCAAGGGGATCATGGGCCCGACCGAGGAGGAGGAGAAGCCGGAAGGCAAGCCGCGGAAGCGCGCGCGCGGCGGTCAGACCCGCACCTACGGGCGCTACCAGTGACCGCCCCCGACGAACGCAAGGCAGCCCTGCTCGAGACCGTGCGCCGTGCACGCGGCGTCGAGGGGCCCCAGGGGGCGGGCGATGCCGCTCAGGCCCCCGAGGACCAGAAGCGGGCGGCGTACCTCGGCACGGTGCAGCGCGCTCGTGCACGCGGCACCGAGGAGGCCGAGGCGGAGGCATCGGAGCCGATGCACCTCGGCGAGGCCCTCCAGGAGGCGTGGGACGCCCCCATGCGTAAAGCACCGTGGTTCGGTGCGGGGATGCGAACCAAGGACGCCGCGGAGGTCGTTGCCGCCACCCTGCGGCTCCAGAACGGGATCCAGACCAAGGAGGACGAGGACCTGATCTTCGCCTCCCTGGCCCCGCAGCGCGAAAAGGCGTGGGACTACTGGCTCGGGGCCATCGCCACAGACCTGCCCGGCTTCGCGGTCGAGTTCGTCACGTCGGGCGGGCTGGTGACCCTGGGCAAGGAGGGGCTCAGGAGGATCTCGAGCGAAGCCGTCCAGGCGTCCCTCCAGAAGGCCGCCGTCAAGCTCGGGCTCTCGGAGCTCGGCAAGTACGCCGCGGGGCGCGCGGCGAAGACCGGGGCCAAGTTCGTCGGCAATTCGGTGCTCCAGGCAGCCGCGGCCGAGCTGATCCAGCAGCCCTTCGGCGGCGGCATGATCCAGGCATCCACCCTTCGGGAGATGCTCCCCGAGATGGCCCTCAGCGAGGACGAGGCGGGCCAGCTCACCCTGGTGATGAACGCTGGCGTCAAGAGCGTGGCCGAGGCGCTCCCCGTGGGCGTCCTGGACGTGGTCATCGAGTTCGGCTCGGAGCGCGCGGGCGGTGCGCTCCTGGGCGCCATCGCGCCGCTGAACGCGCTCCAGGTGGCCGTGGTGAAGGCGTGGCGCAAGGCGCACCCGTCCACGCCCATCTCGGAGTTCGTCTCCAAGGTCGCCGGGGCGACCGGCTGGCACGGCCCCATCGGTGAGTTCCTGGAGGAGCGGGCCGGCGGCGCGGCGCGCGCGCTGACCGGCGTGGAGCCGTTCGCGATCGAGACCGTCATCCCGGAGATGGAGCAGATGGTCGGGGAGCTCCTGGCCTTCTCGATCCCGACCGCGGGTGGCGCGGCGATGCAGACGGCCTTCCAGGTCCCGGGGAACCTTGAGCGGCCCAACCAGCTCGCGGGCGCGGCGACGGAACAGAAGCCCGAGGCGTCCATGCCCCAGATCATCGGGGAGACGAACACGGCGCTCGAGCGGTGGAGCGCCCAGGAGGGCGTCCAGGTGCGGCAGACCGCGCAGCCGAAGACGCCCCAGGCCGAGGGCAGCATGGAGCGCGCCGCCGCGCGCGGGCTCGACGTTATGTGGGTCGAGGGCGTCCCGGAGGCGGTGGAGGGCGAGGAGACGCCGGACACGCACCAACTGAAGGGCTCGGCCAAGCTCCTGCGCGAGGGGCTGGTCGCGCTCGACGTGAACAGCGGGGAGGACTTCCACGAGGTTCTCGTCCACGAGAGCCTGCACGACCTCGCCAAGAAGCAGCCGGCGGTGTTCGCGGAGCTGACCGAGTTCCTCGGCGAGGTGGTCCCCGGCGGGCTCGCGACGGCGCTCCAGGACTTCCGGATGCGCTACCGGAGCGAGTTCGGCAAGGAGATGCCGGAGGAGCTCGCCGGCGAGGAGGCCATCACCAACTACGCGCAGACGCGCGCGGGGCTCCTGCGGCTCACGGAGGCCCCGGAGGGCCGGCGCGCGCTGATCCAGCTCGTGCAGAATCGGCGCTCGCTCGCGCAGCGGCTGACCGACTGGATGAAGGAGGGGCTCGGCCGCATGGGCGCCAAGCTCCGCACGACCCAGGAGAAGCGCCTGGACGCGCTCACGGCCCTCCTGGGCGAGGAGCGGGGGACGCTGACCAAGGACGACGCCCAGGCCGCCCTGCTCCTGCGGGACGCGCTGGACACCGCCCTGGGGTTCACGGCTCCCTCGGAGAGGCGGGGGGTGCCCCCGAAGTTCCAGCTCGGCGCCCCGGCGGGCCCCGCGGGGCTTCTGCCGAGTGGCCCGGCAGCCCAGGCCGAAGAGCCTGGGGAGCCAATCCAGCTCCTCCCGGGGACGCTCGAGATGCCTGCGGGGGCACCCCCTCCGAAGGCCCCTGCCGCCAAGAAGCCCAAGGGCGGACAGAAAGATCAGGGAAAGTCGGCATCGCCGAAGAAGGCCGCGCCCATCCGGCGCCGGAAGAAGGCCAAGCCCAAGACCGACGCCCAGGTGAAGGCGGACGAGGAGAACGTCGCCCCGCCCACGCCCGAGCTCCGCAAGGCGGACGAGAGGATCAAGGAGGGGGAGGTCACGATCAAGCTGCACCTCGACAGCAAAGCCGAGATCGCCCCGATCCCGCACGTCCCGACCGCGGCCCTGGACGAGCGGCAGGGGAAGATCACGTACTCGGAGCTCATCCATCGACTGACGCACGAGCTGCGGAAGGCGGACGGCTACGCGGTGCGGACGCGCCGCATCCTGATGAAGTGGGCGGAGAAGCTCATCGGTCACAAGCTCTCGGCGGCGGAGGAGTTCCGCGTCGAGGAGGCGCTCGAGGCCGCGGCCGTGGCGCGCGCGCGGGAGATCGCCGAGTCGTCCAAGAGCGACCACGACAAGTGGAACGACCTCCTGGCGCTCTACAAGGCGCTGCCGGCGCGCACGGTCCGCACGAGCACCTCTCAGCGTCTCCAGCAGTTCAGCACCCCGATCCCCCTGGCGTGGCTCGCGTCCCGGCTGGCCCACTACCGGTCCAGCAGGGATGCGATCTACGAGCCGACCGCAGGCAATGGGGCCATGCTGATGGAGGCGGGCGGCTACCTCGGCCTCATCGCGGCCAACGAGATCGAGGAGCGCCGCGCCGCCTACCTGTACGGCCAGTTCCCCGGCTCGGTCACGACCAACGACGCAACGGAGTGGGCGCCGGACGCTGAGTTCGACGTGATCCTGGCGAACCCGCCGTTCGGCTCGGTGCTCGACAAAGACCTCAGGAAGACCACGTACACCGTCGAGATCGGTGGGCGCGAGTTCGAGACGCAGAAGGTCGACCACGCCATCGTCGCCAAGGCCCTGAGCGTCCTGAAGGACGACGGCCGCGCGGTGCTGATCATCGGCGCGCCGCACGCGATGACGACGGACGA